TCATTCCTTGTTGCGCCTGCATTGACAGGACTCGCTGTAGTTCTATCCTTGTGTTTTCCGCTTTATCTTGTTGCCCATCGGCGACGTAGGACATATAGGCGTCAAATAGGCGGTTGATAACCAAGTTATCTGCCCACTCACGAGCCATCTTGCCTTGTTCCAGCGCTGGGTCATCAATGCCGAGTAAGGTGTCCTGTATCGTGTCGAGCGACATGGTGCCGTCGGTTCTGGCAAGATGCGCCAGCTGGTATCGCTGTGCATCATCCTTAGGCATCACAGGCACTAAACGAATTTCAGGATGCCAGTCTCCCTTGATGTCTTTTGGCTTTATTGTCTCAGCTTCTGGGTATCCAAATATCTGTTGCTTGCTATCTCTTCCTCGCACCTGTAGGGCAGGATACTTGCCCGTAGCATATTGTTTTAGTAGTGTTGTTAGCGATACATTTAGAGCCTTCTCCACGCAAACAACAAATGGCTCAATTACCGTTGAGATATTAGCTACTAACTGGTTGATAGCAAATCCCGATAGCCTGAACCCAAGCTCTCCAAGGGCAACATGGGATAGTCCCCCTCGTTGCTCTTCTCCCGACATAACATCTACAAGATATTTAGCATCTTGGGGCATAGTAGGTTGTATTAGTGGCTCAATCTTCTCACCAGTTGTAGAGTCAAGGGCAACAGCAGCACCCTTCTCAACTTGGTAGATGTCTTCGTCAAGAGTCTTCTCGGCGCCTGCCGACCAGTATCCTAGCGGGGTCTTGACGCCTCTGCGTACTATCGTGGCATAGTCAGATACGATTTTGTTCATCATTGGGTATTCGAGACGATTGAGTGAGTAGATTGACTCGCCTCGATGGATGTTTGAATACAAATACTTATCATGTGTTACAGGAGGCATAGAGCCTGCTTGGATAATATGAACAGGGCAGGTATCTTGCCCGTGTAGTTCTGGCTCCTTGAGCCACTGGTTGTTGACAAACACACCGTTGTATTTTTCATCCCAATGGTCATAGACTTCTACAGGCGTTGTGCCAGGAATGTCAACGTCGTATTCTTTCTCAACCTCGGCTTTAGGGGCAGTCCTTATGTTGGTTGACCATATGGTTCCTGCACCGCCTATTTGGTATGTTGTGTTGTATAAGTCCCAAGCCCGCATGTCCACGATGGTTTGCCCTGCTTTATTCTTATACATATAAGGTCTAACAGCAACGCCGCCTCGCAAGATAGCGTGCCACGCAAGTTGCTCGATGTAATAGGGCAGATTGATGTTTAATAGCCTATCATCATTAAGCGTCAACATACCATAAAGCAAACGCTCGATATTGTTGGCAATCTTTCGCTCGTTGGAGTCAAGAGTATCTAGAGGTATCCTGATTATTAACTTTGAGGACGTAACCATTGAGATGCCACGAGTTGCTAGAATCCTTGGCGAGTTAGATGTATAACTGTAATAACCTTTACCTGCATCATAAGGTTTCAAGCGATAAAGGTTAAAGTCGCTATCCCAACGTCGTTTAAGTTGGACAAAGGTTTGGTCATTCCTAAAAGCTTTGTCGGCTGTTTTTATCTCGGCAATTTCTTGCACTTTCTACTCCTTTGGGGAGATTGTACCAAATACGTGGCTGGTGTAAACTTGCTCTGGTTTGGGCATGCCCAGCCTTGCTTTCTGCTCGGCTGCCCGAAGTTGTATCTTGATACGAGGATGAAGGTCAGTTAGTGTTATGATGTTTTCTGGTACATCCACCATGAGAGCAGGCTCAGCCTCGAAGGTAACAGTCACGGGCAACAGCACCTTGAGGTCGGCTAGGCTCAGTCTTTTCATGTCGCTAAATGTTATCGTGTGCATAAGTCTCCTTTAGAAGAATTTAATCTGAGTTTTCTTTGCTCTAAGGGCAGAATACCCGAACATATCCACGATGCCATAAGCAAGTGCCTTGGAGCTATGATTGTTGCTATCGTCTGGCGTATCGCCAATTACATTGTTGCTGTTGTCCATCCGCCATTGGTAAACTTTGGTTTGCCCATCTATCGGGTTGCTGGCGCCCCCCCATTCGGATATTAAACCTTTACACTTGGCGTTAATGTGTATCAGGGATTTGCCTGTTAGCGGACTAACTACCAACATTCGCTTGACAGCCTCAATACCGTCTTGTATCCGAAGCTTGCGATGCCGAAGAACAATGCCGCCTTCTTTCATCCAGACTTCGCTAGGTGCTGGCATGGCTTGATGTTGCGTGCCCGCTATGTCAATAGCACCCCCAATGACTCGGTTCCACCAAGGTTTCTGTTTACATATCTTTATAATATCTGAAGTCACGAGACCTCTCTCGTAGACCTCATCAATAAGGTAAGCTTCATCGCCCCTTCTCTGGGCAACTAGCACAGAATAGGCGGTTGCGTAGCCTGGGTCAACCCAGATGTAACATTCACCGATTGGGTCAAGGTCATATTCTTTATCAACACCAACATGTATATGCTGGCGGAACTCATTGAAGACTAGACCCTTGGGAGGTGTTGGAACTCCACCAAAGCGCTCCATAAACCATTCTCTGGTCATGGCACGCTCAAGGGAAATTATTTCAGGGTCACTGCGACCTCCTGGGAATATGTGTATGTTGCTCCAAGTGGGCAAACTAAATGACACCATGTCCTCGTCATTTATACCAAGTCCTCGCTGATATGCCTCGACATACCAGCCAAGACTGGATTCAAAGGTTCCAGACATTATCATCCAGCCACGCTTTTCTGCTAGTCTGCCCCTAAGTCGCAGGTAGGTTTCAAAGTCAATCTGGCTTGCCTCGCATACGACAATGCCATCGGGAGCCTCCATAGCTAGTTTCCGTGGGTCTTTCGCCGACTTGGTGACTATCCTGAAACCGCCCTCGACAAGTATCTCGCCCGGGTCAACACGTTTGCTGGAGGTAAAGCGTATGCCCATTTTGTCTAGGTTATCGCAAGTATAATCAAACTCTGCCTTGGTGCGCTCGTAATCGGCGGCGACATACCACATCAAAGGAGAGACAAACATTCTTGCCGTTGCATCGTTGGCACTAAGTTTGCTCTTCCCTGCCCTTTCACCCCCAGCGATTAGCCGTATTCTAGCCTCGCTGAAATGGATTGGCTCTTGCAGAGGAGTCGGGATATAGTCTATTCTCTTGAATATTGCGAGTATCTGTTCTTGTGTAAGCAATGGTTATATCTTGTATGCCCTACTTTGCGGGGTGGAAACTTTTCTCCTTCATATAAAAGTTCCCATGAATTATGTCCTGTAAGTCTGAGATGTAATCCAGCCTCTAGACCTGTATATTCTTTCTTACATATTTCACATCGAACTTTTGGGTTCCATTAACTGTTACCCCGCAGACTATTCAAACTGTTATGTCTAGTGATTTACTTCTCAGGAATAAATCTTTCGTAGAGGGGCAGCATATCTAGCGAGAGCTTTTCGTCTTTGTTTAATTTAGAAAGGGCAAGGACTACAACATCGTTGGCTTTCTCGCCAATCTCGATGTCCTTTTCCTTGCCTGCCTTTTCTGGCTCCCAAGAGACTCTGTTGCTGTCTAGTTGAATTATTTTATGTTTCTTTATTTCTTCCTCACTGAATCCAAGCTCCTGTTGTAAGTCTCGAATTATCTTGAGTGTCAGGACATTACCCTCCTTCGGTAATAGTCCCAAGAGTCCTAGCCGTTCTTTGATTGCGAGTTTCACGTTTCATCCTTTTCGGTTGTATATTTAGCTCGATAGCCAGCACAGGGTAGGGAATTTTGGGCAAGATTTCCTCCACTATCTGGTCTATTTGTGCTGTCCTTACTGTTGCCTGATTGTTTGCTATTGTTATATTCATATTATCTTACCTTGGATATATGCCCTCGATAAATTCGTATCCTGCCCCTTGATTGCCCTATGTAGTAGTTAGCATTATGAAATATGTCGCCCCGTTGATTCTTACCTGAAGTTTGTTAGAGAACTTCGTTTCATCTACATCAGCAGCCACCGCAGTCTCTTGGCTAATTGCAAGAACTCTATTACCTGCGCCAATCTCATATCCACCTATCGCTACTGTATCTGCAACTGCTCCTGAGTCCCTTGAACCAGCAAATTGTATGTCCCCTTGAGTATTAAAAATATCTCCACCACCTAGAACCAAATCACCAGAAGCTGACCTTATATCTCCACTAACAATATAGATAGCTGCATTAGTAACTCCTTCAGTTGGAGCACCTGATATATACAAAGTAGATGCAACCGTTATAACCCCTGTGCCACTTAGATTATTTGTGATAGTAGGCTCTGCTATTGATACTTGAGCAATATAGGCAATACTCTGGTCAGCAATAGTTTGGGTAACAATGCTATGTCCCACAAGAACTCCTACTAATCCTGCTGTATCACCAGTAAGACCAGTGAGAACTCCATTAAAATAGTTCATGAAAGCATAAGTAGCTCCACCATCCGAAGTGAAGTTGCCACCAAAGTCGTTCCTGACATATCCTACTGGTGTAGTCCCTCCAGTCGTCAGTCTTTGTAGAATAGTATCTCCACTAGCAACATAGATAGCTGCGTTGGTGGTGCCTTCGGTTGGAGCGGATACAATATAAAGAGTAGCTGCAACTGTTACTGTCCCCGTTGCTGTTATATTCGGCTCAAGTATAGATACGCTGGCAGCATAAGGCGCTGTGCCTGTTGGAATTGTTACAGCACCAGAAGGACCAACGTATAAGTCGGCAAAGATGGTATCAGCAGTAGCTGTTCGTGTAGACCTAGCAACCCACATGAACCTATTTAGATAAACATTGCTAGGGTAAAGGTGCCCGAGTGTCATAGAACCAAGGGCACTATCAATTTCAAGCATTGCACCTAGGCTTACCGTCTCAATTCGGAAGTCAAAATCTCCTCCACCTTCATTGAAGACTGTATTACCGCCCTCACTAGTTATCCCACCTTTCAGCCAGAGGTCACCGTCTTCGTCAACTATCGCTACTGTGCCCACTGTATTAGCCCTGACAGCAAAGAGGTTTCCATCAGCCGTAACCGCAGCTTCGCCTGATCCAGAGATAAGACTAGCATAAGTCTCAGTTAATGCTCTGCCAGCAGTTGATTTTGTGGTATCCGCAGCTATTCCAGAATGAGCCATAAGAAGTAATGTGGGGTAAGTTGCTGTATGGTTGGCATTGCTGAGAGCCCTTAACGCTAACCCACCGCCAGCACCATCACACTTCATAAGTAAACCGTAGGTGTCAGTTTCAGTTCTAGCAGTCATACCATGGTCTACATCGGAACTCTTTAGGGCAAATGCCTCATTATCACTAGCACCTTGATTGATAGTCATACCCATAGTCATGAGAGTGTTAGCTGTGTCGTTGATAAAGATTGAGGTAGTTGTCACGATAGAGGCAACATAGACAATAGTATCAACATACAGATTTCGCCAAGAGAGGGCAACACTACCAAGGTCATAAGTATTATCAGCGCCGGGAAGGTCGTGGCTCATTCG